CAAAAGAAGTAAAAGCGTGTTGTTTTCTAGCAGCTCCTGGTAAAGTTAGTGATGCAGCTGTTAATTGATTCCAACCACCTATCTTTTCAGGCAGTCCATATCTAAATCTTACAAAATCTCCATCTGTCCACTGCCCTTCAGCACCAGATTCTGTGTCTTGTTTGTTAAAACCAGGCTTGAAATTTAATTTTTGTAGCATATAGTAGCTTATATATTAGTTTTATAAAGAATGAAAGATAGAAAATAGTATATTACATGATAGAAAAATACGATAATTTTTTAAAACCCGCTATTCAAGGAGAACTTTATAATACTATTATTCGTTCAACTTTTAGGATTGGTTGGGAAGATAGTAATGAAGTTCAACATAGAACATACCCATGCTTATTTAGTCCATATACTTTTGAAGATTTAAAAAGCGTTAAAATATTGGATCTTGTTTTAGATAAATTAAAAGACAAAAATATAACCATTAATAACTATGATAAGTGTGTAATTAATTTAACCAAAAATGCAGACGTTAATTTTATACACAATCATCCAGATCAAATAGTATTTTTACATTATTCCAACATGACCTGGAACCCTGAATGGGGAGGAGAAACTGTTTTTTATGAAGACAATGGTAAAGACATTTTAGAGTCAAGTCCATATACCCCTAACAGAGCAATAATTTTTGATGGATCTATAAAACATACTATTAAAGCTCAAAACATACTAGGGCCATCTTATAGATTTACTACAAGTTTATTTTTTCACAAATGAAAAAAATATTAGGAGTTAATATCTCACATAACTGTTCTTTTGCATTTATAGAAAATGGAATATTAAAAGAATATTATGAAGAAGAAAGATTTAATCATATTAAAGACTATATGCCTGAAGAAAATAATCATGGCATATACAATTATAAATATAAAGCTTTAGATTGTTTTAAAGATACTACTTTTGATATGGTAATATTTGCTTCTTACAATAGAGGTCATTTACAAATTGAAATGCCTATAGTTAATCACATATTAACTCAAGTTAGTTATAAAGATTTTAATTTTAATTTAGATAATCACCATATCTATCACGCTATTTGTGGATTTCATTTTAGTAAATTTAATGAAGCTATTGCTTTGATCTCTGATGGTGGTGGAGAAAATGTTTACGATAAAAATTTTAAAGTTCTTCAAAGTATTTATTTAATTAATAAAGATAAAGTGCAAAATAAATATAGATACATTTCAAACAAAAGAAATGACTATTTTAATCACTTCCCTGAGATTGAACAATTAAAAGTTTTAGAAAATATAGATACAGTTTTTAGTAGTAAATTAAAAGCAGGTTTAAAATATATACATTATTTAAGAAAAGCAGGTTTTAATTATGGTGAAGAAGGTCAACTAATGGGTATAGCTGCTTATAAAAATAGTAAAAATAATTTAGATAAACAAGTTTTAGAAATTGCAAATACAGCACAAGAAGAAACATTAAAAGATGTTATTGAACTTATGGAAAAAGCAATAACTTATAGTGACTGTAAAAATATTATATTATCAGGGGGCTATCATTTAAATTGTTCAAACAATTTTAAACTTGTAAAACTTTTTCCTAAATATAATTTTTTTGTAGATCCAATATGTCATGATGGAGGAACAGCAGTAGGAGCTGCATTGTATTATGAAAATTATTTATAATAAAGAAGAAGCAGTAGATTTATTACTTCAACAAAAATTGGTAGTAATATTTCAAGGACACTCTGAATGGGGTGCACGTGCATTAGGAAATAGATCTATGTTATTTGATCCTCGTAATGTAAATGCAAAAGAAATTGTAAATAAAATAAAAGGAAGACAATGGTGGAGACCAACTGCTGCTACAATACTTTACGAACATAGACATGATTATTTAAAAATGCATACTTTAGATGAATCACCCTATATGACTTTTGCTATAGATGCTAAACAAAAAGCTATTGATACAGTTCCTGCTTGTGTGCACGAAGATAAAACTTGTAGATTTCAAACTTTAAAAAAAGAACAAAATTCTAATTACTATAATCTTATTAAATTGTTTTATGATAAAACAAATGTTCCAATTTTATTAAATACATCTTTTAATTTAAAAGGATATCCAATTGTTGAGACATTTAAGGATGCTATATTGACTTTACAAAATAGTGATATACAGTATTTATATATACCAAATGAGAAAGACTAATGAGTGCTTTAGACAAAACAGTTAATATAAATAATTTTATAGGTGTTTATGATAATTACATCACAAAACAAATGTGTGATGATGCTATAGCTCTATATGAAAATCAAAATAAATTTAATAATACAATTAATAGAATAGGTTTTGAAAAAGCATCTATATTACAAAAACAAGATCAACAATATTTTGCAGCACCTAATAATATTGATGTTTGGTGGGAAGCTTTGAAACCCATGATGCTTAATTTTGATATAGCCTGGAATCATTATGTACAAAATGTAGGTGCAGATGATGCTTACGGAGTTCCTTTTTATTTTACAGATATGAAAATACAAAAAACTTTACCTACAGAAGGTTATCATGTTTGGCACATAGAACATGGAAAAGGTTTTAGTAATGAGCCACGTGCTTTTGTTTTTTCTATATATTTAAATGACGTAGAAGATGGAGGAGAAACAGAGTTTTTACATTTTTCAAAAAGAGTTAAACCTAAAACAGGTAGAATTGTTATTTGGCCAGCAGGATTTCCCTATGTTCACAGAGGTAATTCGCCTTTGTCTGGAGAAAAATACATTTTAACTTCTTGGATGATGTTAAGATAAATGAATCATTTAGAAGCTATCGTAGAAATTAAAAACATAATTAATCCTGAATTTATTAAAAAAATAATACCTTTAATAAAATTAAAAGCTAAAGCTCATCTTAAAATTAATGCAGGTATAAATAAAAAAATAAGAAATGTAAAAGGGTATCAATTAAATTTTGAAACTCCTACTAATATATTTTATTGGAATTATATAAAACAAGAGATAGAAAAATTGTATAGTTATTATAAAATAAAATTTCCTAAAATGTCTAGTTATAAAATAAATCAAATAGATTTATTAAAATATTCTGCAGGTGGTAAATATGAAGTACATACAGATCATTACACAAATAGTCCTAGACATTTAAGTATTATTATGAATTTAAATAATAACTATGAGGGTGGCGATTTAATTTTTACAGCTCAAAATGAAGAAGAAATAAAAAGGTTAAAACTTAATACAGGTTCTATTGTATTTTTTCCTAGTAATTTTATGTATCCCCATAGTATCGAACCTATTACAAAAGGCACCAGATATAGTATAGTTGCATGGCTACAGTAGATAATAAATTAATTAAAAATTTTTTTAATAAAGAAGAATTAAATGTTCTTCAAAAATATTGTTATAATAAATTAGATTTTAATAAAGACTATGTTTTAGATGAACAATCATTCTCACCAGCTTGGTATCATGACGCCTTAATGAATTCTTTATTACATACTAAATTATCTAAAGTTGAAGAAGAGTGTAACTTAAAATTATTTCCTACTTATAGCTATTGGAGATACTATGTATATGGTGGTACTTTATCTAAACATACAGATAGACCCGCCTGCGAAATATCTGTTACTGCTTGCATTAAAAAATATGACAAGTGGCCTATTATTGTTGAAGAAAAATCATTTGAGTTAGAAGAAGGAGACGCTGTTTTATATGCTGGATGTGAACAAGAACATTGGCGTCCTGGTACATATAAAGGTGAAGGAATGGCTCAAGTATTTTTACATTATGTTAATCAAAACGGACCCAATAAAGATCACGCATACGATCAAATAAATAAAAATTTATAAAATTAAGAAGAATAAGATGTAGGTCTAGCACCTAGTCTAGCAATTTTATCTTCTGCTGTTTCGGCAGAGCTGCCATCTTCATTTACTAAATTATCATCATCCCAATCAGACTGTAATTTAGCTAAGTGAGCAGCGTCCCATCTGCTAGTAAAATCAGTGAAATCACCTAAGTTAGCATTTTCCCAACTAGAATGAGGAGTATTATCTCTATATTCCACTTGATCATTAACATTACTAGTTCCATATTGAATAGCCCAAATGTTATTCCATTTAGCTAGTCCCCAAAAATCATCATCAGAAATAGTATATCCAACACCTTTAGAAGCACCTTCTGCATGATTTTTAATAACTACTTTGTCTTCAAATACTACTGTCCAATTTCCTGCGCTTGCCATATTTTCTCCTAAGTTTTAATAATATAAATAACTGTTAAATAAGGTTGTAAAACTGATGTTGCATCTCCCGAAAAGTTTGCACTCATGTTGTGTGAGTGACCTGAACCAGAACCTTCGTTTCCTGTGGTAGCTGGTATAGATGATCCACCTTTAGGTGAACCATTATTACCAGGTTGATTAGCATTAGCTTTTTGATAAGGGTGTGAGTGAGAAGCAAGTTGAGCTGATGATAAAGTAGCATTAGCTGTTGAACCACCCACGTTTCCTGTTGAAGTAACTGTGTTTGCTCCACCAGTTGATGCTAAAGCTTTGTTATTTGATTTTCCAACCGGTACATTATCTTGTAAATCAGGAAGACCAAAAGTGCTTGAACCATCACCTGCACCGTAAGTAGTACCTACAATTGCAAATAAAGCTGCGTAAGTTGATCTTGAAACTGTTTGACCATTACATTCTAAAAATCCAGATGGTAC